CCAACCTCTCATAAATAATGTTCTAGGAATACCTACAGATTCTGACATCGCCTCAAAACCTCTAGATAAAGAATCTCCTATGGTAAATCAACTATATGATTTACTAGAGGTTCCACAGCATCTTAGAACCTACAATCAGGATAAGTTCCTAAAGGTTTATACAGACCTATTCAACTATCAGTCTACCATGATTGCTAACTTGGAGCTTAAGGACCTAGTTAGCAAGCTTGAAGAATATCGGCTAATGTTTTCGGTTATCAAAAAGGGATACGTGGAAGCCTATGTATCCAAGATTGATTCTCTGAAAAGAGAAGCCAGAGCGCAAGCTGGATTGGCTGGAGAAGAAAAGAGTAGGAAAGAACATAGTAAAGTTAAGCCTAGCAATGTCAAACTTTCTCAGCAGGAATCTTTAGCAAAGAGACTGGGTATTTCTGTTGAGCAATTAGAAGCGGCCTCAAAGTTTGCTAAGGTTGAACAGACTGCAAAGAATGAGGAATCATTTAATACCATGATTGGTAAAGATGATGGACAATGTAGAAAAGCCTATATTAAAGATGGGAAGCCTATCATTTGTAGATTGAGTAAGGGGCATGAGGGAGAACATAACTAGGTCAGCGACCGCAGGTCGAAGTAACAGTCCACAATATCCGGAATATAAATGTCAAGCATAAAAGAAAAAATCAAAGAATTTCTAGAATCTTTCGATGAACATTCTTTCTATGTAGTTATTATAGAGGATTCTACAGGCGATGTGGAACATCTCTATAATGCTTGTCCTGTTTGTATTAAAGACGAGATAGATAGATTCATCGAAGATGAAGGAATTGAACATATAAAGGATAGGGGGATACATTGAATACAGATTTAAGAGTAATCACAAGATTCCCTCCTAAGAATTTTCTTACCTTGGGCACAGTCCTATCCCTACTACCGTTTAAAGGTAAGAGGATTAATGATTTTGTCTACGTAGTTCCAGACCATATTTCAGAATTCCGTAGCTTGCTTTGGGAGCTTAAGGATTATAAGGTATCTTCTGTATCGGGTGGAAGTATTTGGTTAATTAAAAGATGATAGGAATAGTTAAATTTCCATTAAGTTTAGTTTCTGCTACCTTACTAGGATATTATATCTACAGGCTCAGCATAAACTTTAGTATTAGAGTAGATAATATATGGTAAGAACTATAGATTGCCAAACCTGGTGTGATGCTGAACTAAAGAGACACGGTCTTACATCTTGGAAAACAATCTTTACTAAGTCCGGTAAGTGGATAGCAAGATGTTATTACGATGAGCGTAGAATCGTGTTTAACATCTTGCATCTAGCATCTCGCAGCGAAGTAGAAGTTAAGCAAACTATTCTACATGAAGTAGCCCATGCTTTGGTAGGTCCAGGTTTTGGACATAATGAAGTATGGCGGAATAAAGCAAAGGAATTAGGTTTAGAGAATCCTTTACCTTGTGCTCCCTCAGATGTAGATGCTGGACGTAGTATTAATGAAGCTGAGACTCCTAAGCGGACTTTTAACCGGCTCAACATACTTTGCCCGGTTTGTAAGGTTCAGGCTGAAGAAACTTCCAGTGCAGTTATAAACGGTAAAAGATGGTCTCGGTTAAAGTGTGGCCATTTAATAAAGAAAGAAGTTCTTTCAGATTCTTTCAATTTCTCTGATTGGACTAGCAAAACCGGCAAGAAACTTTATCCATTTCAAATTGAGGGAATTAAGTTTCTAGAATCTTCAGGTGGCCGTGCTTTAATAGCTGATGAGCCAGGACTAGGTAAAACTCTACAAGCATTAGGATTCCTTTACGCTAATAAGGAGCAGGTTAGTCCTACTCTTTGGGTATGTAAGACTACCCTTAAACTTCAGACTGTTAAGGAAGCTCTAGATTGGTGTGGGCCGGAATTCATGGCTCAAATCATTTACAATCCAAGAAACATTATTATTCCGGGTTTGAGACTTTATATTATTTCAATGGATTTGTTGAGAAATATGAAATCTGAAACCTTGGATTCTATTAACTTTAAAACAATCATCGCAGATGAGATTCAGCATTTCAAGAATCCTGATTCAACTAGGACGGCTGAACTTAGAAAACTCGTAAGCCGTTCAAGTTATTTCATTGCTCTATCAGGAACCCCCTGGAAAAATAGAGGACAAGAATATTTTCCTGTCCTTAACATGATTGACTCTTCTAAGTTTCCAAGCTACGCATCATTTAAGAATAGATGGGTAGACTACTATACCGATCCTAAGACCTTTAAGGTTAAGCAAGGGGGAATTAGAAATATTCCTGCGTTTAAAGAATATACTAAAGACTTCATTGTCAGAAGATTACGCGATGAAGTTCTCCCTGATCTTCCTAAGATTAATAGACAAATAAGGTTTATTGATATGGAAGGTTTGTATCAATCATCTTATGACAAAGCTGAGGCTAAGGTAGCAGCGGTAATCCGCTCAGCGATGATTGATGGTAAGGATGCCCAATCTATTGCATCTGAGATAATGCTACTTAAGCATATCACAGGATTAGCTAAGGTTCAGCCTTGTATTGAAGATATTCAGGAATTTCTAGAACAGACAGAAGATTTTGAGAAGATTACTATCTTCCATCATCATATTGATGTAGGTGATAATCTCCAACAGGGAGATAAAACTACCTATAAAGGTTTGGATGAATGGCTAGTAAACAACGGATATAATAAGTCTCTCCGTCTTTACGGTGGTAGAAGTCCAGAAGAAAGAAATGATGTAATAAATAAGTTTCGTGACGATATCCGTAATAGGGTTCTCATTGCTTCAACATTAGCATCCGGCGAAGGATTGAATATTCAGTTTTGCCAGAATGCTGTAATGTTAGAGAGACAGTGGAATCCAGCTAATGAAGAACAAGCAGAGCTAAGATTTTCTAGACCACTAACAAAAGGAGAATTACCAGATTACCTTCATCACATTGTAGACCGTCAGGTTTCTATCCGTATCCCTTATTACATAGCAGACCAGACTGTAGATTCTATGCTTACTGATATTGTTGAACGTAAAAGGATAGCATTCAGAAATTCTATGGATGATGCTGGTATGACTTGGGATACTAATGAGATGATGAAGGAATTAGGGGAACTAATTGTTAAGAAGGTTTATGGGGGAAAGAGATAATGGAATCAAGTGCAGATTTTTACGGATTATATAATGTTAAGGTAACTTTTATAAATGGAGGATTTAAAACTTACAATAAAGTTTACATAGACCGTGAAGAGTATAAACTTGGCAGATTAGTTCTTACTTCAAAATCGGGTATAGTTGAATTATCTAGTGAAAAAGGGGAATGGAAAAGTATTGATTATAGGAGTAGCCCTGTAGGAGAATAGGAAGGTTTATGGAAGAAAATAAATACTATAGGGTTTATCGTATTTTTACTAAAACTCATAAAGAATCTAGATGGTTTGTTTATGCTGACTATGGTCAGGATAAGGAGGGAGCACTAGAAAAAATAAAGGTCCTACTTGCTGAGCCTCATGGACCTTATGGAGTAATGCTACAAACTGTAGATATAACGGAAGAGATTTGTAACGAGAGAGAATATTACTAATGATTAGACAAAAACCGGTTAAAGGTGGTAGGTCATATCTATCTGGAGCTTTTATCAAGTCTATTGATAGAGAAATTAATCGTCAAGCCAAGATGTTCAACGTCTCTAGGTCATTTGTTATTGCAACAGCGGTAGCAGATTCTCTAGGAGTTAAAGACCAAGAAGATTATAAGACTAGGGATAATATTAAGAGATTTAGGAGAAGGGCATAATGAAACATCTAACATGGCGCGAACTTAAAGAAAAAATTAATCTTATAGACGAGTCCAAATTAGACAAAAAGGTAGTCATAGCATTTGAGACAGATGAAATGTATACCTGTATAGATTTACTTTATCATTTTGAAGATGAAGAAGGTGAACCTTTTATGGTAATCAAGATATGAAATCTATCATTCTCTCAACAATTCAGTCCAATCAAGCAATATCAGGCGTTCAACTAGTAATGAAAGTAATGCAAGTAATTAATCCTAATAAATTTTCTAAAGAACAATACTTGAAAGATCTAGAAGAATTAATCTACGAGTATAAGATTCGTCGTCTTATTCTTACTCCACCGTCCGGTCCGCGTTCACATGTTTATATTTTAGCAGGAACTCAGATTGACGGTTGACCTAGAAACAGCCCTAGCAATACGGGAATGGGTATATAAAAGAGTAGGACCTATATCCCATGAATTTGATGAGAAAGTCCATGAATTCTTGAAAGAACTAGATAGGTTTATAGATGACAGTGAAAAAACTGAAGGAACTACTAGAAAAGATTCCTGATGATTATGATGTTTATCTTTTAAGAAAGAATAGGGCATTAGAGGAAACTAGATTAGTTGTTGATGTAGAGGTTAAGAATCTTGAAGGTTGGAAGATAGTAATAAGGACTAAGTAAAATGACTACATGGATACATATACTTTTGATTATTTATATAAGTGATTCATGTTAGGGTATTAGCGACTATGCCGGCGCTGGAAAGGAATAAGAAAATTGTAGACTCGTGTGCAGTTCTTATTGCTTGTCCTAAAGAACATCAACATTCTATTAGGTCCGGCACCTGGGCTACCTTTAGATACGCATGGAAACAGAAAGTGGAAACTATAATCATTCCTCCTTTGGAGAGGGAATATGAATCTTGACATTATCTATGACATTTATATTAAAATTCAGGCGGGGAGCTGGATTAAATATATAAATGAGTTTGACGAGGTTAAAGCTAATCAAATAGCTATGATTCTTTCTGGTAATTCTAATGTTACCGGAGTTAAGATTGCAAAGATTCATAGAGTTATTATTGATGAACAAATCATTTCTGATTCATCTTATATGGTAGCAGATCATGACCCTAACAGTTGATTGTAATATTGATAAGCTATTCATTGATGGAATAGAAATTCCATTAAAAATACATCACCCCGCAGATTTAGTTGCAGTCCTAACATATATCTTTGATGCGATGGAACCGGACGGGTTATCTCTAGTAATGATTAACGAAGATAAAAGATTGACGGTAGGGGAATGGTAAAGCTTATTAGATTCCTTTATCGTTGGTTCAAGTATTACCGTCATGATGATTATCTTAGAGTAAAGAAGGAGTGGTATGACTCATAGATTTGTCCATCAAGAACTAGAGAATGAGTATCTTGGTATTATTATCAAGATTCATACAGATGGTAAGGTAACTCTTCAAACTGATGAAACAGAATATGATGAGATTACTATTCCAGCATCAACTATCTTTAAGGCTCGGGATACTCTATCAGTAACTAGAGCCGGAGACGGATTTAAGCCGTTGACAGTAAAGAATCATGATGTAATGATTGAAATTAAACCTAGTGGAGATGTAAAATTTGAACGGTCTCCTGAGGATGTTATCACTGTGCCTAATAGAGTAATCTATAAGGCTGCAAGGATGTTGAGGGTGACTAAGAGTATTGAATACGACAACGACTAATGATTACCATCACCCTAGACTCCCAAGTCCTATCAACCTTTATGTCCTGTCCCCGGAAGATGGACTATACCTTTAATAGACATCTTAAATCTATTTCTGGTCCATCTTCATCTTTACTTAAAGGTTTACTATCTCATGATGGATTACATGGATATTGGAAAGCCAGGATAGATGGTAATGATTATCAAGAATCTTCCCGTATAGGTCTTGAATATGCTAAGCAGAAAGCTAATGAATATCCAGACTTAGACCCTGAAGACGGACTAATGGTATTCAAGAATCTAGTTGAATACTATAAGTTTACAGCTTCGCTTAATTGGATTCCCCTATTCACAGAACAAATATTTAAGTTTGTTGTGTATGAAGATTCAGTTCTGAACTACCGTATTGTCCTCACTGGCCGGATTGATTTAGGTATCAAGACTCCCCAACTTTCTATTCTACCTATCGACCATAAGTCAGAATCCGAGAGATGGTTTTACTCTGTAATGAGTAATCAGTTTAAAATCTACGCGATCGCCTGTAAAACTAATCTTTTAGGAGTTCAGAGATTCGGATTCCAGAAAACTAGGAGTCCGGAGGAAAGATTTAAGCTAGAACTTCTTTCATTTGATTCTGATCTTCTTGATGAGTTTAAGAATGTAACTCTACCATACTATGCTAAGCAGATGATGATTTGTCAGGAATCAGGTTATTACCCTCCTAATAATACAGCGTGTGTGCAAGGGCATTTTAAGTGTCCATTCAGTGATGCTTATAATAATGGGGGGATTTGTGGGGTTAGTAGAGAGATTAGAGAGCAGAAAATTGAAAGGTATTTTGTCGTTTCCGAACCTTGGGACCCTGAGAATCTTTAGGTAACTTTTATGCACATCCATCGCTACCGTAGGGTTAATATTGGAAAGGATAAAACTTATTATGTAATGCAGTGCCGTAAGCCTAACTGCACACATTATACTCCTATGCAATCAAAAGGTTCATGTCCTACCCTCATTGATAAGCAAGCTGAGTGTAATAGGTGTGGTAACCCTTTTGTCTTAGACCGTAGGGCTTTAAGACTAGCCGAACCTATCTGCTTTGGATGTGTAAACAGGAAAAATCTTAAAGATGCTGATGAATTCTTTAAAGAACTGGAGGAATCTATATGAATAAAGAAGAACTCCAATTACTCTATGAAGTTTTAGATTGGACTATATCTACAAGTTCAATTAGATCTCATAATATCTATGATAAAGCTCAAGAGGCAATGAAGATTGTTGTAAAGGAATTAAAGGAAAATGGGCCCTCTCAAAGCCGATGAACAACCTATCCGTCCAGTTATTTCTTTACTATCCAAAGGAGTAACCGGCACAGGTAAAACCGTTGCATCTTGTGGAAAAGAGTTTCGCCCTGTTTATGTATTCATGAATGAGGGCAGATTTGAATCAGTAATTGAATACTATAAGAGATTAGATGGACATGTCCGAGATGTAGAGTATGATAACTTTCATATGGGTTCAGGATTCTATTCTTTAGATAAGAGAATGGATGAGCTTATTAATTCCTGTCCATATAAAACTGTAGTAATGTCATCTCTAACATCATATATTCATATTGTTCTAGCTCATCTAATTAAAGATAAAGCCGGGCGAACTAGACAATCAGGACAATCAGCAGGTAAGAAAATTGGGGGTATTCCGGTTAATGAACTAGAAGATTTCAATGCTGAAGATGCAGCTATTATTTTTGAGATGTGTGCATTCCTTCAGCAGCTTAAAGCTCAAGGGACTAATGTAATTCTTGAAGCTCATATCTCTCCCTATGAAGTTAGTTCTATTACTGATGGTAAGAAAGAATCTACTACCATCATGCAAATCTTAACAAAAGGAAAGAAAGCCCCAGCACAGATACCAGGATACTTTAATGAAGTTTATCTATTTGAGAAGCGGTTTAAGGGATTTGGACAATCTGTAGCTTACTCAGTTAATACAGTAGGAGATTCAACTACAGATTGTAAAACATCTATGGGAATTGAGGGGTTTGATTGGTCCAATCGTGATTTTAGTGAATTATTAATTGCTCAATTATCTGATGAGATAAAAGAAACGAGTAGAAAGGATCCAAATGCTCCCGCTAGAGTTTCCTTCTGATCTATCCCCTTCTATAATTATGCAGTCATTTAGTCCTGATGAAACATATAAAGATATTAATTTTGTAAGGAAAGAAACCGAACAACTTGCGGAACAGCTTAGGAGACTAGCATGAACCTCAAAGAGTATATGGAAGAGATTGAAAGGATTTATAGGAAAACTGAGCAAATAGAAAATCAACTTGAGGACTGTGCAAGAATTATTCGTAGTATAAGAATTAAAATTGATGATCTTCCAACAGATCCTAAAAATATTGAAATTGATAAAGAAGAAGATTCCTAGATGCCCATCTGGAGAGTCCTATTACCTTCAGGAGAGCAAATAATCCATGCCGATGTAGTCCATCATGACCCTGTAGGTAATATCTATTTCTCAATAAGGAGGGATGATGATTATACGTTCACCGCCGCATTTGTAGACTGGAAAGAAATTGAACTACTATCACTAGACCAACAACCAAACTCAACCAATAACTAAGGAAACCCGAATCATGATTAAAGTCACTTCAAGAGATGCACTTAAGTCTGAGGTAGTCAAGCCTGGAACTTATAAGGGCCGTTGCGTGTCCTATCAGGCTAAGACTGCTTCTAAGGATTCTTCAATCGTTCATTATTTTGAGATTGAAGTTGAGAATAGTGGTATGTGGTATCCTATTCAGGACTACATGGTTTCAGAGAAGGCAGCAGGAATGGGAAAGAACTTTTTCCTTGCCTGTGGATTTCCTGAAGCTGAATGGGATAAGCTGGTAAAGGGAGAGGCCACTAACGTAGATATTGACCCGAATGATTGTGTCAATAAGGAGTTCAAGGTTTCGGTTATCAATACTCAGTTTGATAATCGGACTCAAAGCAAGGCTGGAGATTTCTTTAAGCTCTAAAAATTGTCCTATTAATCCTTGTGAATCCTAACCGTGTAGGTTGTCGAGGGGGAGATATAGCCATTCCGGTTATATTCTTGATACCGAGGGGGCGGATTCTAAATAGGAATTAGTGGGGCAAGGGAGAGGACTTTCATTCAAAGGTATAATAAACCTGCGATGATTGTTCTCTCCCATTTAAAACATGACCAAACTTAAGTTTAATCCGAACTATAAACAATGGAGAAGAGATTATGAAACTATACCAGTGTATACCAAAAAGGAACATAATGAAGCTCTAGCTAAAGTTAAACAAGAGCTAACTGTAAATAGAGTAGTGCAATCATTCACAGGTTTGTATGGTCCAGATGATTGTAGAGCTATGCAAATTCTAGCTATACATCAAACTCCTGACGGCTTATTGATTGTAGTTAGATGATGAACATCAAATCCGAACAAAATTGGGTCCGCAAAGTTCATTTAATAGCGGAATACCATAAAGCCCAGCAAGCTAAACATCCCAAGAAACGTAATCATGGGATATGGAAACTTGCTGATACCGCTAAAGAACTAGGATTCTCTACAGGGTATGTTTCGGAATCAATTAAGATATCAGACTACATAGATAAGCATCCAGGGGATTGGACTAAGGTGGATAGAGGAACGGTTTTGGAGATGATTAGAAATGAAACCTGAAAATCTTAAGTGCCCCGATTGTGATGGTCCAATGATTCCTAGAACTTCTCAGTATGGTAAGTTTTGGGGATGTAAAAACTATCCTAAGTGCAAAGGAACTAGGGATAGTATGGGATTAAGTAAAAGAGAAAAAGAACAATTACAGGATGATTATGATAAAGGAGGATGGACATAGTGCAAGGATACGTCCCCGGAGTAGGCCCGAAATCAAAATTAGCTATTATAGGTATAGCTCCAGGCAGCGAAGAAGTCATTAAGGAGAAACCCTTTGTAGGTCCATCGGGTTCCATTCTCCGTTCTGATCTTAAAGATGCCGGAATCAACATCGAAGAAACCTATAGGACTAATATATTCAAGTATCAATTACCTAACAATCAATTTGAGAAGTATCAAGAAATTGGACTTAACTTACAAGAAGCTTTGGCTGACCTTCAAGAAGAGATTAATACAATCAATCCCAATTGTATCCTTGGTCTTGGAGATCCAGTATTAAAATCTCTCACTGGTCATAGTGGAATTAATAG